GCATAAGGTGCAAGAATCTATACGAAAAACGAATCAAGAACGTTATGGTGTAGATCACTGGTTCCAAACCAAAGAAGCATTATCTCAATCCAAAATCACCAAATTGAATCGGTATGGTTCTGCAAATTATAACAACTACACACAATCAATTGAAACTAATCTAAAACGATATGGTGTCGAGCATATTGGACAGGCACCAGAAATTATCACTAAAATTCAATTGAAAAAGGCAGAAAAGAATCCGGCATTGCGCGATAAAAATTGGTTAGTTGAATCAAATAAAACTAAGAGTGTGACGGAAATTGCCTTAGAGTTAGGTGTAACATACCGTACCGTTTACTTATGGTTCAAAAAATTCAATCTAGATATCAACTTCTTTTCATCAGACTATTCCAAAGAACAAAATGAAATGTATGAATGGATTCGATCTATAACAAACTCTAACATTCTAATTAATGACCGTAATACAATCAAACCAAAGGAATTGGATATTTACCTTCCTGATCATAAACTAGCAATCGAATATAATGGTATGTTCTGGCATTCAGGTGACAGTAAGAGACACATCGAAAAACTAAGATTGTGTAACAGTGAAAATATTAAACTATTACAATTCTGGGACATCGAATGGAATCAAAATAAAGAGATTGTCAAATCTATCATCAAATCTAAACTAGGTTTAACCGAAAAAATATATGCAAGAAAATGTGCAATACGATCATTGGACAATAATGAGTACAGATCATTTCTTGAAGAAAACCACATTCAAGGTAATGTAAACTCATCCATCAAATATGGTCTAATATTCAATGGCGAAATAGTTTCAGTCGTAGGACTTGGCAAAAGCAGATATACCAAAAAATACAGTCATGAATTGTTGCGATACTGCAATAAATTAAATCATACAGTTGTTGGTGGATTCTCCAAATTATTGAATCACGTTATTACCAATCATGATATTATGAGCATTCAAACCTTCTGTGACCACCGATTCTTTGACGGTAGAATGTATGAAAAATCAGGTTTCATACATTCCCACAATACCTCACCTGGTTATGTATACTACAAATCAGGCATCGTGAAAAACAGAATGGAATTCCAAAAACATAAAATCATAGGTGTAGATAAAAACTTGACCGAATCCGAAAACATGGCTCGTCAAGGATGGGTTCAAGTCTGGGATTGTGGTCAAGGTGTTTTTATCTACAACTCTAATGATTAGGCGAAAGTGCATTTTCGTGGAGTACCTAGACGGTAATACGAAACCTTACCACCACTGGAAGTTTTGCGTGTATTCAAATAAACAGAATATCCGTCATTACGCAATTCATTAATCACAGCAGAAGGATTCTTAGCACCAAACTTATTTTGCATTTGATCAGCGGTCAAAGTATTACAACCATACTCTTTACTCAGATAAGACAGAACTTCACTTTTAACAGACATAATTTCTCCATTTTAAAAACGATTCACATTTAAAAATAAGTAGGAATCTTCACTTCAAACAGACTCTGATACCTTTTCGGAATTTGGTTCAACAACCTCATTCGAATCAACTACAGAATCACTTTTCTTTACATCAGCATCAATTTTGGTATACAGATCGAGAAAACTTGCCTTTGTGTCAGCATCAAAACGATTCAAACACAATTCAATCGCTTTCATTCGATCACCAAACACACCGAATGTTTTTGCAATGTGTACAAGGCGACGAGTACTAATAATTTCGTCAGCAGCACCTTCGTTGAAGGTTTTACGAATCACATCAGCCCAAGCAACAAGTTTATCGGCAAATTCATCATCTTCACGACCGTTTGATGCAATTTCCTTTTTGATGATTTTCTTTTCAACCGAAACAGGTGGCCAATCTTGTTCATAGGTATTCAAGAATCGTTCCAGAAACGCTTCATTCAAAACGTTTGTGAACATATAACGACCGTCATCCGATCCTTTACCCTTTGTGTTTGCGGTAGCAACTACAGTGAAACCTTCGGCAGGAGTAACCGTTTCATTTTTCTTTTTCAATAGAAATGGTTTACCTTCAAAGACACGTTGCAAACAGGACAAGTTTTGTGCACCATAGTCGATTTCGTCAACACACAAAACTGCACCTTGACGAGCAGCGACAGTCACAGGACCATCACGCCATTCCATCTGACCGTTAATCAGAACATAGTTACCAAGAAGATCAGATTCATCCGTTTCCGGTGTCATGGACACGCAAACAAATTTGCGTTTCAGTTTAGCACATGCCTGTTCAACAGACATAGTTTTACCGTTACCAGAATGTCCCGTAATGAAAATAGGAAAGAATTTATTCGATCCAAGAATTTGCACAAGATCCTTATAGTTACCAAACGGAACATAATTTTTATAAACTTGAGGAACCAAATCCTCAGTTTCAAGTTCTGTAACGACATTTGAAATACGATTACCGGTCGCCTTGGTGGTCGGTGTGATTTTCAGTAATTGAGCCTGATCAATCAATTCAGGTTCAGGTTCAGGTTCTGTAACTACAACACCTGGTGTGCGATATTTACCACGGCCGATGCGGTTATTTTCATCTTTTGTGAACCACTGAGGATATTTCAATCCGTGGGCTTCACACAATTCATTAATGTCACCGGTAGTCAGAACAGTTTTACCCGTTGCAGAAGCAATCTTGACAAACAATTCACGAACAGACATATCAACTTTACGCATTATATAGACTCCATCAATCACTCAACAATATCAATTATACACGATACAGTAAAATTGTCAAGTCTGTGTTGCAAAAATACAACACAGACCGGACTTCATGCAGCGATACCTTCAATGAATCGGGTGACAAGTACACGATTCACTTGTCGTTTTTTATTCATTTTAATGAATGCAGTTTTCAATTTTGACACCGTAACATCACCATTCACTTCCAATTCATCATCATTGATAGACAAATCATCACCACCAGGAATAATGAAGAATGTATCATATCCTGGAGTATTCGACGCAAGAAATTTGTTTTTACGAATTTCTGATATCAAATTCGATACTAATACCGATCTAGCAATATTATTTCCATAAATGCGATCTTCACGAGTATTATGTTGTTTTGCAATAATTGCTCGAGGTGTCAAACCATCCTTATCGTGATACCTAGTAGAAATAGAATTACGCAATTTCACGATTGACGGTTCAACAATAAAGAAACCGAAAATTTTTGCACCAGTCATTTCACGATAATAGTCAAAAAAGAATTTTCGACCTGCAGCATATTCACATTCACCTTTCATTGGAACATTTTTATTTTTGACTTTTACAAAAACGTTTTCTTTAGTTACATTGAAACGAGAATGTGTGCTTCGTTGTTCACCATTCATCGTATATTTCGTATTGTAATATAAGTTGCCGTCAGCATCTCCATCATGTACAACAATCAAGTTTACATGATCAAGATTATTCGTTTTACGGAATTCTTGTGTTAGTGGAACCATTGCGACCATTGCTTCATTCAAAGGAGTATTAGACAAACCTTCACTCCGAGGAACACCGATTCTATTATCATCAACACGAACACCCTCATATGTACTCTTCAAGAATACCAAATTTCGCAGACAGCGATTAAATTCTGCATTACCCATTTTCGAGTTTATATACTCGCGCAGGAAAACGCAGGACATATCGATGCTGCCTTGATTATTTTCGAAAGTTGGTTTCGAAAATTTCGAAATTGAACCGGTTGGGAAATCTATATATCGACCATTCAAGTTATTACCGAAACCATACACAACGAAAGGAATATTCACTTTGCGGCAGAACAAGGACAGAACAATAATCTGCTCAATAGAACCTGCCATGTTTTTGTTCATTGATCCTGAACGATCAAGCAACAACACCAATCCGTGAGACTTACCCTTAGGTACACTCACCATTCGACGGAAGATAGAATCATCAACACGATACTTATACAGTTTATTAATATCAATATCGCCAGTTTGAGAAACTTTGGTTTTCGAATACGATTTGGCAGCCTTCTTCATTTCAAATTCTTTTGCCAACAGTCCCACATATCGTTCATTACGAGAACGGAAGGTATTCAAATTATTTTGCGCATACGCTTTAACCGCTCCAGTAGGATCACTATATTCTGAAAACCAGTATTCTTCCAGAAGTTCATGTACACGTTTAACAGGTGTAATGATATTTTCAAGAATAGGATCTGGTACGGTCAAGTACAGATATGGTTTACATTCGGCAGAAACCAGATCACTTTCCCGTTTACGGAAAGTTTCTTCCGTCAAACTTGTTGGTTCGAAACCTTCTGGTGTTGGTTGTGAATGTTTTTCATGATTCAATAGTTTATCGTTCTCCGATTCTTCTCCTTCTTCATCACCTTCTTCATCACCTTCTTCATCACCAAATTCCGAACTTTCTTCTTCTCCTTCACCATCCAATTGATCGAACAAATCATTAAGTTCATCACCTATATCACCGTCATCGTAACCGTCCTTTGCAGAATATTCACCGGTACCATATTGACTTAGTTGGTGTTGATATTGTTCATCCTTCGAATAATCGAAAATCACTTCAGCGATTCGCAGAACATCTTCCCATGTTTCAACAGAAGCAACCTCATCAACAAGACCACGTTCCTCATTCGAGAAATAGATATCATTGTTACTAGAGGACTTAAAGAAAATATTCATGCGGTCGATGAAACTCAAATCATTGACAACCAGTTTCGATGTTCCAAAGAAATCACGATTCATCAAATCGTTATAACCACGAATGAATGAAGAATTCAAACCTGGAAATCTACGTTTAATTTTCTTTTCGATGCGGGCATCTTCAACCACATTCAAGAAGTGTTTGAAATTGCGACCTCGACCAGAGACAGCATTGTGCCATCCTTCTGGTGGAGTATAGAGTGCGTGACCGACCTCATGACCCATCAAAAGATCATACAGATCACCAGACATATTTTCCCAGATGGGACAATACAAAACACGGTTTTCAGGATCGAAACTGGCAGTAGCAATCTTTTGGTGCTCAATACGGATATTCTCCGTTGCCAGAAGTTTTGCCAGTTGTGATTTAGATTCAACGGTAAATGTCATAATATATTTCTCTCACTCAACAAACTCTATTCTACATGATGTTGTCTTGTTCGTCAAGCAATAAAAAACCACTGTCGCTTTTATGCAACAGTGGTTGAAATTTGGAGCGGTTCGTAAGATTTGCACTTACCGTCAAGGTGGACCCCCAACTGTTCTACAACAACCGCATATAAGTATATAGGCGTTTCATATCATCTGCCGACCTGTGATAGATATCTTTCCTTAGTCTCATCCCAACTTAAATAAATTAATGAATCATAAAAAAGTGTCTCATAAGAAACATTATTTTTCTTGACTAACTGTTTAATTCTTCCCTTTGCGAGATTTTTCCAAATACCAACCAGTGCATCATATGATGTATCGAATGCTTTATTTAGTTGATTCTCTTTGATTTCTCCGCGCAAAAATTCATAAGAATTTGTATACAAAGGACTAAAATAAATCCCACGAGCATGTTCAGATCGAATCAATTCTTTCGGTATACCAAGTTTAGAATATGCAAAACCCAATGATCTGTTTTTATGATCGCGTTTATGTGGTTGTCCAGATGGTTTCTTCGCAACATACCATTCAAAATATTTTTTCGTATGATTCTTCTTCAACCATTCACGAATAAGATATCTAGTTTCCTTTTCAGGTTCAAATGATACTGAACCAGAAGTGAAACCCATTGGGTTCCAATGTGTTAGGTTGTCATATTGAGAAAGTCCACCAGGTTTAGTCTTACCATACAAAGATGTTGTCGTTACACCAACAAGAACATCACCATACTTTTTTTTCCAAAGTCTCTGTACTTCATCAGACAAACACAACAGAGCAAGCAACTTACCACCAACATAATTATATCCAAGAGGTTGAAATGGAACAATAGTAGAACCGATTGCGGTATAGTTAATCATACCACCAGTCGTTTTCAAATCTCGAGCCCATCCAATAACATTATCCCGTGGTGTCAAATCTAAAAAGTCAGAACTAATACAGATAACACCAAGATATTTACCAGTGTTATCGTCTTTGACCATAAAATTTAGATTACGTCCAATGTTGGAATTGTTCTTCATCGTAGAAATGAATGTTCGTGCCGTATTCCAAATCTCAGGTAATTCCTTGGTACGTTTCTTGTCAAGTTTAACTTTTGAACCGTCAATACCAGTTTTAAGAACATCACCAGAATCATCAGTGCATTCAAGTACAGGTTTCAGATTCAAATAATCCTCAGCAGATTCTGGAATCCAAATGTTCTTTTTCACCTCATCAATCATTACTTTTTGAGTCTGATCTTGAAGAAAAACTTCTTCATCACCAAACACAGTCATATTTTTGATTGTAGGATATTTGTCATGCACTTCACACCATTTCTGATATAGTGTGTATTCTTTAACATCCATCTTTGATACAAATGTTAGATCGTCAATCGTTCGTTGACGCAACATATCTTCATCAACATCAATATAAGTTTCTGGAGGATTTTCTTCCAACCAGATTTTCCATTGTTCTTCAACATCACCAATTTGCGTCATATTATTTCATTATTCTCTTGAATTTTTTGATAAGTTTTTTCTGTCTATCTCTTGCAAGTTGCAAAGAAACTTTACCCGCATGAGATGTAAACACCACACCGTTTATATGGTCCATTTCATGTTGAAAACATTGTGCCGTAACACCCTCAAAACGATGTTTCTGTAGAACACCATTCTCATCATAGAATTCAACTTCGACCCACTTGTGTCTGGGTATTGTAACATACAAACCTGGATAGGACAAGCATCCTTCCTTCATTTTTTCCATTTCTGCCGATGCTTCGATGATGACTGGATTAATACAAACAAATCCACCTTTCATAACAAACATTCGTTCTTGAATGCCACATTGATTAGCAGCAAGTCCAATGCCGTTATACTTCTCCATTGTCAATTGCAATCTTCGTGCGAATTTTACAATGACAGGATTAGGCAACATACTCACATTATGTTCAGGCATTCTTTGTGTGAGCATATAATAGTTTTCATCATACACAGGCAATGGTTCGATCGGAGTAGGTTCAGAAAAACCAGTACCTGTATCAATAATTAACGTGTCGGTCATTTTGCAATCCTCGAAAAACCATTATGTTTCTCAAATTTAATAATATTTCTAAATTTGTCAACCATAGAATCCTTATGACTTATGACAAACAAATTTGTATTTTCCAGAACATTAAAAAGAGAAACTAAATTCTCGACAGCATTAGAATCTAAAGAAGAGTCGAAAACTTCATCCATTATCAACAAATTGGTATTGGTTGAATTTTTCAACTTAGCGACTGCTCGCCATGTCAAAAGAAGAGATATATCTATTTTCTGTTTTTCACCCTCACTGAATGATGCATAACTGAATTCATCACGGTGTCTAGATTTAATAGTTTCCTTAAACGATTCGTCCAAATTGAAATTGACGAAAAAGTCCATTGATGCTAGATACTTATTCACCAATTTATTGATAACAGGAAGATATTGTTTAATGATCTTCGTTTTGATGCCGCTATCCTTCAACAGAATAGATGCAGCGTCATAGTAAGATTTCTCTTCAATAAGTTTTCGTTTCTCTTCTTCTAGTGTCAACAGTTTGTTTTTAAGTTCTTCAAGTTTGACAGTTTCGGTGTCAAGGTTCTGCTTTGTATTCTTCAATTCATCAATCTGTTTTTGCAACTTAGAAATGTACTTATTCATTTCAATGATAGATGTATTATCCGTTGCAATCTTAACCTGATGTTTTTGAATTTGATCAAGTACAGATTGTATTTCCTGAATTCGTATAGTTTCACTATCAATCAATTTTGCAATGTCATTGATACCCTTTGTACTCTCTTTAATTTTAGATTCGTTCTTGGATATATGTTCACACTTTACCTCTTCTCCAATCGACTGTCTGCATGTAGGACAAGTATCATTATTATGAAAGAATTCTATGTCCTTTTTCAACTTCGAAATGTTGGTTTCAATCTGTGCCTCAAGTTGATTCAGTTTCTTTACTTTACCTTCAACAGACTTTTTATCAGAAATGGACTGTTGCAACTCTACCACTTTCTGGTTAAGAATCTGAATATTGACATTCACAGTTTCAATCATTTCAAGATTGGCATGAATTTCATTTTCATATTCCAGAATCTTTTCCTGATTGTTCTGTTTCAGTTGGTTGATGTGTTTTTCCTGTAGGCCATAATTTTGATTAGTCAATTCAATCTGGTACTTATTGTCATTTGTCTGTTCTTTGTTTGCAACAATTCTTTCCTTTAACAAAGAATTCATTGAAGAAAAAATCTGTATGTCCAACAAGTCCTCAATGATCGATCTACGGTCGGATGCCGAAAGTTGCATGAACGGAACAAAGGATGCAGATCCTAGAATCACAATCTGTGTGAAGGACTTGTAATTCAGTTTCAGAATAGTCTTTTCAAGAAAATCTTGATAGTCGCGTGAGGCTGCATCCTGATTCAACAATGTACCGTTACAATAAATCTCAAATTTGTTTGGTTTTATTCCACGAACAACCTTGTATGATTTATTAGCAGTATCAAATTCTATTTCAACAACACACTCTTTACCATTGATACTATTGACCAACTGAGGTTTCGTAACATTACGAAATGCCTTATTGAACAAGGCAAAACACAATGCATCAAGCATAGTAGATTTACCTGCACCATTAGTACCAACAACTAGTGTATTCGGAGACCTATCAAATTGAATCTCCGTGAAATAGTTGCCAGTACTTAGAAAGTTGCGAAATTTAAGTTTACGAAAAATGATCATTCTGAAGTTTCTGTTGTCAGAGACTCTACATAGAGTTCACGCATAATTTTTTTAAGTTTATCAGATTCCACATTCAATGTCAAGCCATCAATGAACTTGTTCAGGATAGTGATTGTGTCCTCTGCCTGTTTGATAATTTCATCATCTTCCAATTCAGTATCGACTATATCTTCAACGATAGTAATATCAGCAGCTTCTACCTTATACAAATTTTCAACTACAGTATCAAACAAATATGGATTCTGTTTATTTACAACAATAATCTTTGTATAACAATCTTTCAATTCACCATATTCAAAATTCTTCCAATAATCAAAATCCTGTTGAGTATCATCATAACTAATTTTATGAAACATTCTATATGGATTAGGAATAAAAGTCAATTCCCTAGTTTCAGTATCAAACACATGGAAACCTCTTTTATCATTATGGTCTGCCCATGTCATTTCAATAGGTGTGCCGACATAGGTTATTTGACCATCAGTAGACTTATGATGGAAATGACCAGATAAAACAACGTCATATTTAGACAATTTAGATTTATCGAATCCATCATTACAAATATTACCACGATCCATTTCGAAACCAGCAATCTCAAAATGTCCGAAACATATTTCCGATCTACTATTTTTCAGAAATTTTACTGTTTGTTCATTATTATCATCACAAATCCAAGGAATAATATCAATATTGATTCCATCAATTTGAATTGTTGTCGGTTCATTGTAAACAGTTATATTTTCATATTCATTCAAGAGTAATTGGGAACTATTGACATATAAAGTATTTTTATAAAAAACACAATGGTTACCCAAAAGTGTATGTAATTTTACACTTCGTTCTTTCAATCTATCGAAAAAATATTTCCTTGTCAGATATAATGAATTGAAATTTATATATTTTCTTCTATCGAACAAATCTCCTAATTGAAAAATTATATCTATCTTATGTTCATCAATAAAAGGGAAAAAAACTTCATCAAAAAACTTCTCATAATACCTATGAAAATTCAATGAATCTCCCCTCAATCCGAAATGTGTATCACCAAGAATTATCATTTTCATATTATTCACCTAAAAGTACTTTTAATACTTTAATTTTCTCGTTTTCAATTTGCACAACACGTTTACGGAGTTCAGTTGTTGAGAAACTATGTTTACGGCGATTGAAATAGAATTCCATATTCAAATCACGACCTGTAAAATGTTTATCCTTATACTCATCACCAAGTATACGAACATCAATTGGATATGATTGCAATACATCCATCAAATCTTTTTCTGTTGCATACACTACAATTTCATCAACATACTTACAAGCCTGCAACTGTACAAATCGTTCAAATATAGATTGTACAGGTTTATTCTTTTCTGGTCGGTCAATTGTCGGATCAGTTTGTAAACCAACAATCAGATAATCACACTGAGTTTTTGCTTCTTTCAACATCATAATGTGACCGGCATGTAGTAAATCCCACGCAGAACATGTGAATCCCACTCTCATACCACAATTTTTTTCACTCATAATCAATCACCATACCTTTCTTTCTCCAATTACAAATTGTCGTCTTTGTTACACCATAATTCAATAACTTCAACTAAAAAGTTATCTCTACCATATTTTTCAACTGATTGTTTTAATATCACACCACTACACAGATAACCATCATCAAAATCACCATACCTCTTACCTATGTAAGTTTTACCATTGATAAGATTTGTTGTTTTGTAAATATAACCTATCATAACTTCTCCTATGATAGATTATTCATATAAATCAAAACAACTGGCAGTGAATCCCACTTTCATCAATGATTCCTCTTTCCTTCAAAAACACAAACAAAATATAAATCTTCCTTTAATGACGAATTATGCACTCTATGAAATGCACCATCCTCCACTAGAACAATGTCACCAGATTCCACATCATATATCTTTTCAGTTCCATCGTCATATTTAATTTCCATCACACCACGACCAGAAATGAAATGATAAACTTCTTCTTGACCTACATGCGAATGACCCCTTGTGGATTTTTCAGGATGCAACTGTGTACTGCTGATAACCAATCTTTGTAATGTAGTATTATCCTTTAATACATAGGTTTCATTATCTTTGACTACATCACCTTTGATATACTTTGCTTTAAATTTCATAGTTCTTCAAGACCTTCATCTTCATCAATTTCTTTAATATCAATTTCTTCTGGTTCCTTTTCGATAAACTTTTCCAGTCCCTTTGCCTTTAATTTCTTTTTTTTATTGTTTTTTGCATCTTCATAATTCTGTATGAATTCTGAAATATTTTCATACATTTCAAATTGTTTCAGATTTCCATTTTCAT